CCTGAACGGGTCGACCATCACTGCGATGGAGCACATCAAGCAGTCGATCGAAGACATCCTCACCACCCGCCTGGGCACGCGGATTGCGCGCCGGGAGTATGGCAGCCTCCTGCCTGAGCTGATCGACCACCCCCAAAACGACGCTACGCGTCTGCGCCTTTACGCTGCGACCGCCATGGCCCTGATGCGCTGGGAGCCTCGCGTCCGGCTATCCCAAGTACAAATGGCTACTGTCGGCCTGAGTGGTCGGGCTGAGCTGGAACTCACCGGGGCCCTAGTCGACAACAACGAGCCGTTCAGCATGCGCATGCCGCTGCAATTCGGGGGCGCCGCATGAATACGTTCCTGCCGATCGACCTCAGTCAGCTCCCAGCGCCGCAAGTCGTTGAACAGATCGACTACGAGCAGATCCTTGCCGAACGCAAGGCCTACGCCGTTTCCCTGTGGCCCGCGGACCAGCAAGCTGAAATCGCTGGCCGGCTGGAGCTCGAATCCGAGCCCATCACCAAGCTGCTGCAGGAGAATGCCTATCGCGAATTGATCTGGCGGCAGCGGGTCAATGAGGCCGCACTCGCCGTGATGCTCAGTTCGGCCGGCGGCAACGACCTGGAGCAGATCGCAGCTAACTTCAACGTCAAGCGCCTGGTTGTCCAGGAGGCCCAGCCCCAGGCGATTCCACCGGTGCCAGAGGTCTTGGAGGAATACGACTCTCTGCGCGAGCGGACCCAGATGGCATTTGAGGGACTGAGCACCGCCGGCCCACGCAACTCCTACGTGTTCCACGCCCGGGCAGCAAATGGCCAGGTAGCTGACGCCACAGTTGATAGCCCCTTCCCTGCCGAGGTCGTGGTCACGATTCAATCAATCCTGGGCGACGGTACCGCCAGCGCAGAGCTGCTCGATATTGTCCGGGCCTACCTCAGTGACGAGGATCGCCGACCTGTCGCCGACCGCCTGACGGTCCAGGGCGCCCAGGTCCTGCCGTACCAGGTGAATGCCCGCCTGTACCTCAAGACGCTGGGCCCCGAAGCTGAACCCATCCTTGCGGCGGCCGAGCAGCAGTTGCAGGCCTTCGTGGCGCAGCGCCGCCGGCTGGGCATGCAGGTGTCGGAGTCCGCCATCCATGCTGCCCTGCACGTTGAGGGCGTGCGTAAGGTAGAGCTACAAGGCTGGGCCGATATCAACGCCACGCTCAGCCAGGCGCCCTACTGCACCAGCATCACCCTGACCCAGGGCACTGAGCCATGAACCTGCTACCTGGTAATGCCACGGACCTGGAGCGCCAGGCTGCCGAGGCGCTCGCGCAGATCGAGCGGGTACCCGTGCCAATCCGCGACCTCATCAACCCGGATCGATGCCCGGTGGCTCTGCTCCCCTTCCTGGCCTGGGCCTTCTCGGTGGACCGCTGGGACAGCCGCTGGCCTGAGGCGGCCAAGCGCGGCGCGATTCGCTCGTCGTTCTTCATCCATTCGCGCAAGGGCACGATCGGCGCGCTGCGGCGGGTCGTGGAGCCGCTGGGCTACCTGATCGAGGTCATCGAGTGGTGGCAGACAGAGCCCAAGGGCGTGCCTGGAACCTTCGCGATCAAGGTGGGCGTATCCGACGAGGGGATCAGCGAAGAGACCTATCAAGAGCTGACCTGGCTCATCGATGACGCCCGTCCGGTAAGCCGCCACCTGACTGGCCTGGCCATCAGCCTTGAAACGATCGGGGCCTTCTACATCGCCGGCGGCCTGTACGACGGCGACGAGCTGGACGTTTACCCACCTGCCATGCGCGACCTCGAGGTGACCGGCTCGATCGGCCGCGGCGGTCGCGAACACACCATCGACACATTGGAAATTGCACATGGTTGACCAGAACTCGCAGTTCTACGCCATCCTCACGAACGTGGGGTCCGCGAAACAGGCCAACGCGGATGCCCTAGGCATCGCGTGGAAAATCACCCAGATGGGCGTTGGTGACGCCAACAACACCGAGCCTACGCCCAACGCCAGCCAGATCAGCTTGATCAACGAGTGGCGCCGGGCCCCGCTCAACCAGCTCAAGATCGATGACAAGGACAGCTCGATCATCGTGGCTGAGCAAGTCATCCCGGCCGAGGTGGGCGGTCGCTGGATCCGAGAGATCGGCCTGTACGACGCCGATGGCGACCTGGTGGCAGTGGCTAACTGCCCGCCGACCTATAAGCCGCTGCTCAACCAGGGATCCGGCCGTACCCAGGTCGTGCGCATGAACCTGGTGGTCAGCAGCTCCAGCAACGTTGAGCTCAAGATCGACCCCAGCGTGGTGCTGGCAACCCGCGAATGGGTAACCAGCGAGCTGGCCAAGCAGGACTTCAAACATTCTGTACTCGTGGCTACTACGGCCAACATCGTATTGGCAGGCCTGCAGACGATCGACGAGGTGGTACTTGCCGCCGGGGATCGTGTGTTGGTGAAGAACCAGGCCGCCGGTAAGGACAATGGTCTATACACCGTCGCAGCAGGCGCGTGGGTACGTTGTAGCGATGCTGACGTCAGCGCCGAGGTGACCCCAGGGCTGCTGGTATTGGTGGAGCGCGGTACCGTCAATGGCGACAGTGCCTGGCAGCTGTTGACCAATGCCCCGATCGTATTGGGTGTGACTGCACTGGCATTCGACATGGCATTTGGGCGCACGGGAGTCGCCGAGGGCACCTTCCGCAGCGTGACCGTGGACAAGTACGGCCGAGTCGTCGCGGCGACCAACCCGACCACAGTGGCGGGCTATGGCCTGACCGATGTGTACACCAAGACGCAGATCGACCAGGCCCTGGCGCTCAAGGCGGCGCTGGCAAGCCCGGATTTTAGTGGTACGCCATTGGTGCCAACGGCGGCGGCAGGTACCAACACGCGGCAGGCGGCCAGCACAGCTTTTGTGCTGACGGAAATCGCGCGGCTTGTGGCATCGTCGCCGGCCGCCCTGGACACGCTCAATGAGCTGGCGACGGCGCTGGGCAACGACCCGAACTTCGCTACGACCATGACCAACGCCTTGGCGCTGAAGGCGCCTCTGGCCAGTCCGGTCTTTACCGGCGATCCCCGAGTGCCGACGGCGCCGGCAACCGACAAGGATACGACTGCCGCCAATACTGCTTTTGTCTATGCAGCCATGGCGTTGTTCGGCATCGGAGGCGCTGTAATCAGCACCGATGCCAACATGAACAGCTACTTGGTGCCGGGCAACTATCTGACGCCTGCAGCGGGTCTTGTGAACATCCCGCCGGGATGGAATGCCGCGCAACGGCATAGCATCGTGGTGTCGGGTCTTGGGTCAACGGGGCACCTGGTGCAGACCATGGTTTCCGGCCTGGCCACCACTGAGCCAAAAATGGCGCTTCGAGTGCTCAACTCGGCACAGAACTGGACTGCATGGATCGAGTTTTGGCACAGCGGCAATACGCCAAAGCAAGCGACCCCCACGGATCAAACTGCCGGCGCCATGCTGACGGTTGGGTCTTTTGGTGCTGGCTTTGGCGTTCTTAGCGACGAAACTGACCTGAATAACTACAAGGTGCCGGGTAACTACCTGACGCCTTTGGCGGGTCTGACGAACATTCCTGAGGGTTGGTCTGCAAGCGTTCGCTACAGCGTGGTTGTCGAGGGCTATAGCGCAAACAACTACTTGGTCCAGCGCATTACCGGCGGCCTTCCCCAAGGCGGCACCCCGATAGTCGCCATGCGTGTGATGCAGAACCAGAACTCGTGGACTGAGTGGTATGTGGTCTCAGCCAGCAACACATTGCCGTTTCGCGGGACGGTGGTTATCAAGACCCCAGGGGTCACTGCCTGGCAGGTACCGCCCTTTGTAAAAAAGGCCTGGGTGACCGTGATTGGCGCCGGTGGTGGCGGAGGCTTCTCGGCGGCTGCCAGCGGCCTCGGCTCGGCTGGTGGTGGAGGTGGCGGACTGTCACAGCGCCTTGTTGACTTGACCGGCGTAACGAGTGTGTCGGTGACGGTGGGAGCTGGCGGGGCAGGTGCCCCGGTGGCTGGCAACACCGGTAGCACAGGGGGCACTTCGTCCTTTGGGGCGTATCTCTCCGCAACCGGCGGATTGGGTGGCGGTGGTAACAACAGCAACGGCAACGCCCCGGGTAGTGGTGGGCGAGGCAGTGGCGGCGATCACAACACCTCTCTTGGGGTCGGCTCGCCAAACTATGGAGTCTTCGGTGGCGCGGGAGGTGGGCCAGGTCCTCGTTCTACGCAAAGTGGTGTGGCTGGTAATAACGCGATCGACGCGGGCGGTGGTGGTTCGGGCGCATACGTCGGCAATGCGGGCGGCAATGGCGCCGATGGCTGCGTAATTATTCAATGGTGATGACTATGTGGGCACGTATACAAGATGGTGTCGTCGAAGAGACGACGGATATTGACCCGGAGGGGCGTTACCACCCCGATCTGAAATGGCGCACCTGTGCCGCGCAGGTGCAGCCTGGCTGGCTGTTCGCCAATGGCGTGTTTGCCGAAAAAGTCGAAAGCGCGGAGGAGCGTCGTGCGGCCGAACGGCAATGGCGCGACGTCGAGCTGGCAGCCCAGCAATGGATCCGCGACCGGCACCGCGACGAACTGGACCTGGGACGGCCCACTACGCTCAGCAATGAGCAGTTCGCCGAGCTGCTGGCCTACCTCCAGGCGCTGCGCGACTGGCCCCAGGCAGAGGCATTCCCGGATGCCACATATCGCCCAATAGCACCGGCCTGGATCGCCGAACAGCACCTGTAGCAACGGCCGTTACAACCCCTTTCGCTCGCGGATCCCCCGCGCGCGCGGCAGCCTGTGCAGTGTCATCCACCTGCACAGGCACACACCATGGCCGACGAATACCACCACGGCGTCCGGGTCCTCGAAATCAGCGAGGGCACCCGCCCAATCCGAACCGTTTCCACTGCCGTCGTCGGCATGGTCTGCACTGCAGACGACGCAGACGCCACGGTTTTCCCGCTCGATACCCCTGTCCTGCTGACCAACGTACAGGCTGCCATCGGCAAAGCCGGTACCACCGGCACCCTGGCCGCCAGCCTGCAGGCGATCGACGACCAGACCAAGCCTGTGACCGTCGTGGTGCGGGTAGCAACCGGTGCGACCCCCGAGGAAACCACCAGCAACCTGATCGGAACCACCACCGAAACCGGCAAATACACCGGCATGAAGGCGCTGCTGGCGGCCAAGACCCGGCTCAAGGTCACCCCACGCATTCTGGGCGTGCCAGGCCTCGACTCCCTGCCGGTGGCCACCGCCCTGGTCTCGATCGGCCAGCAGCTGCGCGCTTTCGTCTACGTCTCAGGCTCGGGCTGCAAGACCAAGGAAGAAGCCGTTGCCTACCGCGAGAACTTCGGCGCCCGTGAGGTCATGGTCATCTGGCCGGACTTTGAGCAGTGGAGCACCGTCAGCAATGGCACCGTCCCAGCGCCGGCAGTGGCCCGGGCCCTGGGCCTGCGCGCCAAGATCGACCAGGAGGTCGGCTGGCACAAAACGCTGTCCAACGTACCGGTCAACGGCGTAACCGGCATCACCGCCGATGTGTTCTGGGACCTACAGAACCCAGCCACCGACGCGAACTACCTCAACAGCAACGAGGTAACTACCCTCATCAACGCCGACGGCTTCCGCTTTTGGGGCTCGCGCACCTGCACTGAAGATCCCCTGTTCGCGTTCGAGAACTACACCCGAACTGCCCAGGTCCTGGCCGACACCATGGCCGAGGCGCACATGTGGGCGATCGACAAGCCAATGCACCCTTCCCTGATCCGGGACATGCTGGAAGGCATCAACGCCAAGTTCCGCGAGCTGGTCGCCGGTGGCTACCTGATCGGCGGCAGCGCCTGGTACGACGAGCAAGCCAACACCGAGACAACCCTCAAGGCCGGCAAGCTCTACATCGACTACGACTACACGCCTGTGCCGCCGCTGGAAGACCTCTCGCTGCGCCAGCGCATCACCGACCGCTACCTGGCTGACTTCGCCAGCCGCATCAACAGCTGACGGAGACCATACCCATGGCCATGCCACGCAAGCTCAAGAACCTCAACCTGTTCAACGATGGCGGCAGCTATCTCGGCGTCTGTAAGACCGTCACCCTGCCCCCGCTCAGCCGCAAGATGGAAGGCTATCGCGGCGGCGGCATGAACGGCCCGGTCAAGGCAGACCTGGGCTGGAGCGATGACGGCATCCAGCTGGAATGGAAGCTCGGCGGCTTCGACGACCAGGTTATTCGCCAGTTCGGTGCAATCAAGGCCGACGCAGTGCTGCTGCGTTACACCGGCACCTACCAGCAGGACGATACCGGCGTGCACACCGCCGTCGAGATCGTTGTCCGCGGCCGTCACGAAACCATCGAGGCAGGCGAAGCCCAGGCCGGTGAAGACACCGAGAAAAGCATCACCACCACCTGCAGCTACTACAAGCTGACGGTCGACGGCGAAGTCCTGGTTGAGGTCGACCTACTCAACTTCATCGAAGTTATCGACGGCGTCGACATGCTCGCCGAACAACGCAAAAACCTGGGCATCTGATCGCGCCCCCACTGAACAACCGGAGCCACCATGAACACTACCGAAACCAACACCGGAGTCACCACCGCCGAGGCTCCTGCCGAAGCACAAAAGCTGAACGACAACCAGGTCGAGCTGGATACCCCCATCCTGCGGGGCAAGACCGAGATTTCCGTCATCACGCTGCGCAAGCCCACCGCCGGCGAGCTGCGCGGTATCCACCTGTCCGAGCTGCTGCAGATGGATGTGGCGAGCCTGATCAAGCTGATCCCGCGTATCAGCGAGCTCAATGAGTACGAGGCCAGCCGTCTGGACCCAGCCGACCTGGTCGCCGTGGGCGTGAAAGTGTCCGGTTTTTTGCTGCAGAAGCGGATGAAGACGGACGCGTCCCTCGCTGCGTAGAAGACGCCATGGCCGATGTGGCCGTGGTGTTCCACTGGACGCCGAGCGACATGGACGGGCTCGGCGTGAAGGACCTGATGGACTGGCGCGAGCGGGCGCGGTTAAGGAGTAGCAACAATGGCCAATGACCTGCGCCTAGAAGTGGTGCTGAGCGCGATCAACAAAGCCACCGCGCCGCTGCGCCAGATCAGCCAGGGCAGCCAAGAGGCCGCGAAAGCCCTCAAGGCTGCCCGGGACAGCCTCAAGGAACTGAACGCCCAGCAGAAGGATGTGAGTGCTTGGCGTTCCCAGATGGCCGAAGCCCGCAAGACCGCCGAAGCCCTGAACGCGACCAAGAGCCGCGTCCAGGAGCTGGCCGGCGCGCTGCGCGTCCAGGAGCGTGCAGTCCAGCCGCTTCAGGCCAGCTATGACAAGCTCCAGGGCGAAACCTCTGCCCTGAACGATCACCACAAATCTCTTACCACGCAGCTGAAGCAAACCCGCGAGCAGGCGCGAGCGGCCAACCAGGTATGGCAAGAAAACCGCAAGCGCATCAGGGACCTGGGCGAGCAGATTGGCAGGACCAACCAGCCCACAGAGCAGCTGCGCAACGAATATGCAGCCCTTGTTACCCAGCAGCAGGCTCAATTGGCGCTGGTGCGCCAGCTCAGTGGGAGCCAGAAGGAACTGCAGCAGCAGCACCGCGCCAGCGCGACCGAGGCCCGTGAGCATCGTGAGCGCCTGTCGGCGCTTGGCAACCAACTGCAGGAAGCCCGTGCACCGATGCAGGGGCTCAACCAGGAGTTCCGCACCGCCCTGCGCGAGGCGCGGGCCCTGAAATCCCAACATGCCTCACAAGAGCAGGGCCTCCAGGCTCTGCGCGCCAAGCTGTCGGCCGCAGGGATCAGCACCCGCGACCTGGCGAGTCATGAGCGCAAGCTGCGCGATCAGATCACCGCCACCAACGAAGCCATCAGTGCCCAGACCAAGCGCATGGACCAGCTGGCGGCCAAGCAGGCGAAGCTGGCCAAGGCCCGTAGCGAGCTGGAAAAAGCACAACGCCTGGGAGCGAGTATGGCCGGTACCGGCGCGGCCGGCCTGGCCACCGGTTACGCCGCAGCACAGCCGGTGAAGGCTGCGATTCAAGCCTTTGCGCCCAACGAGGATTCGGCCACACAGCTGAAAGTCTCGATGATGGGCAGCAACGGCCAAGTGGCTGAAGACTTCCAGAAGATCACCGACCTGGCCACGCGCTTGGGCGATCGTCTGCCCGGTACCACTGCCGACTTCCAGAACATGATGACCATGCTGCGCCGGCAGGGCCTGAGCGCGCAAAGCATCCTGGGCGGTACCGGCGAAGCGGCAGCCTACCTGGGCGTGCAATTGAAGATGCCGGTAGAGGAATCGGCTGAATTCGCGGCAAAGATGCAGGACGCTACGCGCACATCCGAAAAAGACATGATGGCGCTGATGGACACCATTCAGCGCGGGTTCTATGCCGGCGTTGACCCAGGGAACATGCTGCAGGGATTCAGCAAAATCGCGCCGGTGATGGACGTCATCAAGAAAACCGGCATCGAAGCGGCCAAAGAGCTTGGGCCTTTGCTGATCATGATGGACCAGGCCGGCATGGAGGGCGGCGCTGCCGGTAACGCCTACCGCAAGATCTTCCAGGCAGGCCTGGACAAGGGCGGGGTCGAGGATGTCAACGACTCGACCGCGTTGAAAAGCCGAGGAATCAAGCTCAACTTCACAAACGACGATGGCAACTTCGCGGGTCTGGAGAACCTCTACAAGCAGATCGAGAAGCTCAAAGTACTCAACGACGAAGACCGTACAGCGACGATCAAGTCGCTGTTCGGCGACGACGCCGAGACCGTGGCCGTCCTCAACACCATGATGAACAAGGGCCTGGCCGGGTATCAGGAGGTGCAGCAAAAGCTCCAGGACCAGGCCGACTTGCGTACTCGCGTCAACGAGCAACTGGGAACGCTGAGCAACATCATGGAAGCGGCCGAGGGCAGCTTCACCAACGCCATGGCCGAGTTTGGTGCGGCAGTCGCTCCAGAACTCAAGGGTCTGATCTCTACTCTGGGTGAAATGGCAGCCAGCGTCGGCGCCTGGGCCCGAGAGAACCCTGGGCTGGCGGGCAGCCTGGTCAAGGTTGTTGCGGCCGTCGCGGTCCTCGCCGCAGGCTTCGGAGCCCTAGCGATCACCATGGCTAGCCTGCTCGGCCCCTTCGCCATGGTGCGCTATGGCATGACGCTGTTCAGCGTGAAGGGCGCCGGGGTGCTGCCGGTCGTCGGGAAGCTGGTCAGTGTGCTCGGCGGTGGGCTGCTGACGGCAATTCGCGCTGTCAGCATCGCCTTGTGGGGCTTGGCCATGAACCCTGTAGCGCTGGCCATTGCTGCTGTCGTCGCCGTTTTAGCCGGCGGGGCGTACCTGCTCTATCAAAACTGGGACCAGGTCAAAGCGTATTTCGCCAACTCCTGGGCCGAAATTCGCGCGGGCTTCAGTGCTGGCATCGGCGGCATTCTCACCGTTCTGGCCAACTTCAGCCCGATCGGCCTGATCTACCAGGCCTTCGCGGGAGTGTTGAACTACCTGGGCATCGAACTGCCGACCCGCTTCACCGAGTTCGGCAGCATGATCGTCAACGGCCTGGTTAATGGCCTGTTGGCAGGCCTGGGGCAGATCAAGAGCGCCATTGGCAATCTCGGAGATTCAGCTATTGGCTGGTTCAAAGAGAAGCTGGGTATCCACAGCCCGTCACGGGTATTTGCCGAGCTGGGTGGCTTCACGACCGAGGGCCTGGCCGTCGGCGTCAATGCCGGCGCGAAAGCTCCGCTCGATGCCGTCGCACGCATGGGGCAAGACCTGACGAAGGCCGGCCAGTTCGACCTGCAGGCCAATGCGCCAGAAGTCGCGGCGAGTAAGGGCCTGGTTACCAACGCAAGCAGTTTAGGCGCGCAGTTGGCCCAAGCCGGGACACTGGACAAAAACTTTACGACGGCAGGCGTTGATCAGGCGATTCCCGCGAACATTGCCGAGCTGAATAGCCAGTTGGCCAAGGTCGGGCGCCTGGACATCCAAGGTGCGGCGCCACCGGCTGGATCGGGCCAGCAGCGCCCTGCCGAAGTGCTCAGCCTGAGCAAACAATTGGCCAAGGTTGCACCGCAGGAGGTCCTGACATCGGCTCCACAAGTCGACGCCGGCCGGCCGGCTGCTGAGGTCATCAGCCTGAGCAAGCAGCTGGCCAACATCGCAGCGCCTGACGTCCAGGCACTGGTACCACAGGTCGACGCCAACCGACCGACTGCCGAGGTCATCAGCCTAAGCAAGCAGTTGGCCAACCTGGGCCAACGGGATCTGCAGGCTGTTGCTCCCCAGCTCGGTACCGGCCAATCCCTAGCGGCGAACGCTGCACCTGGTATCACCCTGGACAGCCGGCCACCTATTGCGGGCGCAGCGCCGAGCATCAGCGACAGCCACGACGTCATCAACATCAACATTCACCCGGCACCTGGTATGGACCCACAAGCCATTGCCCGTGCTGTCAGCGCAGAACTGGATCGCCGCAACAGCGAGAAATCTGCCCGTCAGCGCAGCCGCCTTTCTGACCAGGAGTAACCCACCATGATGCTCGCCCTGGGCATGTTCGTATTCAGCCTGCACACCCTGGCCTACCAGGAAATGCAGCGACAAACCGATTGGCGGCACGCTGCGAACAACCGTGTCGGAGCGCAGCCGGCACGGCAGTTCCTCGGTCGCGGCGAAGATGCCATTACGCTCCCAGGACTGCTGCTGCCCGAGCTGGCAGGCACCACCGTCAGCCTTGATGCCTTGCGCCAAATGGCCGACACGGGCAAGGCTTGGCCACTGGTCGAAGGGACAGGCCGATTGCTTGGCCTATGGGTGATCGAAAGCCTGAGTGATAAC